GGGCCACGATCAATTGCCCAAAGCGGAATCTCATCAGGCCAGCGTTGGATGTTGAGTGTAGATAGGTCGAGCATCACTTCCCACCTTGGCGCATCATCCCGCCCACAATGAGCAGGATGAACAGCATGCCGAGATATGACCACTGATTGACGGCGATTGCGCCCGGCATAATCGCATCGAGTGCGAGGAGGATGAGTAGCGGGATGGCAAGCATCCACGCTACTACAACCATAACGATAATGATGAGGACAGATGCACGCATCACTTCACTCCCATCTCTGCAGCCGTCGCCATGACCTCCTCATGGAGCTGGTCCAAGTCCTCATCAGGCGCGGATTGTACGGCCTGCTGTGCGCTCTTGATTTCTCCATCCATCCAGCGGTAGAAGGCGCGGAGCTCATCGACGCTCATGTCCACGATTTTGCGGAACTTTGGATAGCTATCAGGCTTAATGCCGTAGGCTTGGCACTCTGCGATCATCTCACGTACGGCCGACCGACCAAGCTCAAGCTTTTCTTTGTGCGATTGGGCGGTAGCCCGCTCCTGCTCGAGCTGTGCATCCTCTTCTTCGCGTGCGTGTGCCTCTTGCACTTCCTCTGCACTGGCGATGGCTTTGTCGACATGGTAGCCCAAGAACGCGAGTGCACGGCCAATAGCTGACGATTCGGCATCCTCGAATGGGTGCGTCTTTTGGGCGCCTGCCGTGGCATTCAGGCGGAACGAGGCAATTGCCGTTGCCATGCGGCCATCGTTGAGAGTAATCGTGGCACGCACGTAGCCGAACACATCACTTCCTGCGAACAGGATTGGGTCGGTCGTGATGACGCTGACGATGTCCTTCTTGGCCGACTGGATGCGCTGATTCACGCCGATGTAGTTTGCGTAGCGGTCGCCACCCTGTTTTTGATAGCTCATTTTGTTTGCTCCTTGGCAGCACTCAACTGCTTATCAATCATCTGGATGACCGTGCGGATGGCATCGCCCTTGGTTGGGCGCGAGCCGTTGGCCGACATGAGCGCCATGATGCGCTCGAGGGCCTTGCGCTCCTGATCGTACAGTACGACGGACAGAACCTTGGGGGTTTCGCCCTTCTTGGCTTGAGCCATGTTATACTCCTGTTTCAGTGTTCCAGCCACGATGGCGGAACGTGGTCGAGGGGACTTCTCCCTCGAAGCGAATAGCGCCCAAGGCTGTTGAGCGCTCGAGTTGGCGCACGATGCCGTGGTAGTCCTGCACGACACGCCACAGCTCGACGTAGCGGGCGTCTGGCAGGCCGCACAGCTTGGCGACAGCCTTACAACGCTGGGTGGCGCGTGTGGCCTTGTGCCACTCCCCCGAAGCCCACACGACGTAGCATGCGGCCTCGAAGATGTCGATAACGGTTGATTGTGCGGTCAGGTGGGTTGCTTTGCGCCAGATGGGCGCGGATGCGGGGATGTTGATAACAGCCATGGTGTGTACTCCTCTTCAGTACATAATCGAGCCTACGGTTAGTATACTATAATACCCCTATCCTGTCAACGTTGGCAGGATAGGGGTATCATTTTCGTGACGCCACGAAAATGGTTATCGTGCGTGCGAATCACCCTCACGTATGATGCGACGCTCGATGCGTGCCATCATGGCCAGATGTTCAGCAATGCGCTGGCTATAGGCGAGTGCGATTGCCCGATCTCCCCGAGCCGAGGCGCGGGTGTGGTTGTCCCGTAGTCGTGCCAACTCCACACGTGCGATTGCATACTCATCTCGTGCGCTCATAGTGACCTCGCCCATATCAGCCACTTCTCCATGCGCTGGTGTGGCGTCTGGAAGTCGATTGAGATTCCGTTTGCATCGGTGAATCCGAGTGCGTGGTAGAGCTGGTGTGCGTGCGTGGAGGTTGGCAAGTATACGAATAATGCCTGACGCGCCTTGACGGCCTGCTCAATCGTGTCACACTGCAGGCGCACAATCTCCATACCATCGTAGCGCACCTCGAGACTCGTGATGCCGTGCAGGATCACCCACTTGCCACACATCCAGCGCTCGTGGCCGTGCCAGCTCGAAAGCTTCTCGACCGTCGGTAAATCAAACATTCCCTGCATCGTCGTCCTCCTTGTGATCGTCAGCCTGTTGCGCTGCGACTCGTGCCTGATGCATCTCACGGAGCGCCATAACCGTGAGCTCTTTGGTAGTCTTGTTTGGGTACTCAAGGCGTAGCACTGACACGAGCAGGGCCAAGTCCGCCACGAATGCATTGCGTGCATCATCACTCATACTTCACCTGCCTACATACATCAATGAATCGATTTACCTTGTCGAGAGAGTATGTGCGCAGGATGTGCACCTCAATGCCATCAACATACTCTACATGAAATCCATACTTTGCAGCCTCTGCAATGATTGCCGCCACATACTCAACGCGAAACGTGCGCCAAAAAATACCAATTTCATACCTATATTCAATTTCCTTTGCAATCTTTATAGTGTGCTCGGTGAGCTCTTTGCGCTTCTTTGCTGGCAGTCCACGGAATGAGTGAAAGCAGTAACTCTCCAAGTCCTTGTCAATCATGGCGCGCACACCGTCAGGCGACATCACGCCAACAGATAACGCAGGGGAGATATCTACGGTGATGTAGTATTGCGGTGGTGTGAAACTTTCTTTTGCAATCACTTCCGCTCCTCCTTAATCGCCTCGATCGCCTCATTCCATCCGCGGTTGTAGGCGTCGGTCATCATACGGTGGTGCCAGTCGTTCGACCGCTTGACTTCAGCGTGCCACACCTGAATGAGCGGAATCCCTGCCGAGATGATGACCACCAACGTGCCAAAGAAAAACATCCACATGTCCATGATATTTCCTTTCAACGATGGCGGGCGACGCTCGAGTGAACGCCGCCCACGATGCAGTTATTTTGCGCCAACGATGCGGAGCGTTTCCTTGCGCTCGACCGTTTTGCGACACGTCATGATGCGCTTGGCCGTGTGCAACTCTCCATCCTCAATCATAATCTCCACGAGTTTGTCGAGTGCCTTGGTGTCGTAGCTATGCGATTCACTAGCTGGCACAACCTGCACGCTGCCAACGTGGTCAATCTTCGCTTTACCGCCGAGATCCTTGGCGAGAATCTCGATGCGTGCCCGCACCTCAGCCTTGGTGTACTCGATGGCCTTAATCTCGGACTCAATCTCGAAGTACTGGTTGAGTGCGTCGTGCAGCTCATCCATGGCGACCGGGTTGTACGCTTGTACGTCTTGTGTGTTCATCTCGTCTGACATTTACTTCTCCTCCTCAAGTTGGCGCATGGCCTCATCAATAATCGCCAGCTGTGCAATCAGCTTAGCGCGGCGTGCGGACAGCTTGCCACGCATCTTGCCTTCTGCTTGACCAAGCGAACCCTCACTACATGCCTCGAAAGTTTCGTTGCCGACCATCACCTCAACACGCCACAGCTCATCGCTGTTGTACTGCTGCATGACCGAGCGTGCGAGCTCACTAAACGCTGTCATGTGCGTCTGGTTTTCGCGAATCACTTCTACTGGCATCATTTACCACCCTGAATCTTATTTTTGATGACCACATACCCATACGTCAGCAAAGCCCAAACCAACGTGCCACCCAAATACAGCCAAAATTCTGAATAGTCGTACATGTCATTCCTCTTCGTTTCTATCAATTCGATGCTCTGACTTGCGCAATCGCCGCAACCGTAGCAGGAATGCAACCTCGACCACGAGCTCCTGCTCTTTCTTCCACTGGTCGAGTCCTATCCCGATGATGTACCGCGGATTCTCTCGTACCCAACGCAACTCCCTGCGCTTGTACTCTAGCTCCTTGTCGAGGTCAGTCTCCATATAACCCCCGATGTGCTTCCTCAACCCGCGTCACAATGTCGTATACATCGCGGATCACTTGCGGGATGGATGATGGCGACTCTTTGAACTTCCCAACATACATCCAACGGTCGCCTCGCTGGATTTGGCACGAATCCTCGTTCCTGTGAGCATCCCTACTCGCCTTAACCTCAAACACTACGGGGATGCGCGCCTGCCGTGCGTAGTCATTCGCCGCCATAATCGCGCGTTGGGTCGCCCGACCCTCGATGTCAGTTATCTCATGCCGTCGAGATAACGCGATTTTCGCTTTCATCACACCTCCTGTCTGTATGATGGCGTCATGGTATCACACATACACAACACTGTCAACACACAAGTATTACACCACTTGCAATTATGTGTTATGATAATGTTGGTCAATGTGAAAGGAGCGACCTATGACTATTCGAGATGTGGCAATTGCTATTGGTGGATGCATCGGCGGACTTGTGATTGGCGCGGCGACGCTCATGCTTGCCGTGGCCGTACGGAATGCAGGGGGTCGGCGATGGCGCGGGTAGCGTGGAACGAATCAGCAATGCAATCGCACCTGTTTAGCTGGATTGATGGCATGGCACTTGAGTACCCGTTCATGCGCCTCGCATTCCATCCAGCAAACGGAGGTCATCGGCATATCAGTACTGCCGAGCGACTCAAGCGTGAGGGTGTACGGCCGGGCGTGCCTGATGTGATGATCCCTGTGGCTATCTGTGATAGCGATGGTGATGGTCATCTTTATCACGGCATGGCACTCGAGCTCAAGGTTGGCAACAACAAGCTCACTCACACACAAGCGTGGTACATGAATGAACTTGTAAATCGGGGGTGGAAATGTGTGGTCGTGCGAGACTTCTACGAGGTTGCAGCGTGGCATATCGCACGAGCATATGACATGCCTTATGCGCTTGCTGATTATGCGGCCGTGAATCAGAGTAAGTGGTCTGGCGTGATGAATAATTGGACGAAGGCACAGTGGGACGAAGCCACTAAGGGAGGATATGATGTCCGCAACGGATAATACAACTATCGTCGGTGTACGCATCGACAAGGGCTTACTCAAGCGCGTGGAGGATGCGACACGAGACATGGGGAAGATCATCCCGACATTCAGTCGTACACAGATGATTCACTTGCTCCTCATCAAGGGCCTCGAGGCGCACGAGCGGGAATCACAGGTAGAGCAACCAGAATCAAAGCGAGGGTAGTATGTCATGGCACGCCGTTCCAAATGTCATAGTGGATGAGCTCATGGCCAAGGTGTCGCCAGCTGCATACAAGGTCCATGCAGTCATTGTGCGCCAAACCATTGGGTGGCATCGCACCGAGGACACCATCTCGATTAGTCAGTTTATTCAGATGACTGGCCTATCGAAGAACTCGGTGATCCGCGCACTGCGTGAGCTGGTAGAGTGCGACGCCGTCATTCGCCGTGAGCAGACTGTGAATGGCGTGTCAGTCTACACTTATCGCATCACGCATGGTAGTGCAGAAATTGAACAGGGTAGTTCAGATTTGGGTAGTGCAAAATCTGAACTAGGTAGTTCAGAAATTGAACCACCTAGTGCCAAAATTGAACCAGTAGGTAGTTCAAATTTTGAACAGGGGGTAGTGCCAAATTTGAACACACAAAAGAAAGATATAAACAAAAGAGAAACAAAGAAGAAAGAAACAAAGAAGAGTGCAACAGCGGTTGCGCTCGAAGTACCTGATGATTCGCCAAAAGTGAAATTATCTGAGACTCGAGACGATCGCCTTGACGATTCACGGATTATGGCGTATCGTGATATCGCCCGCCTCACTCCACCCTACGCCACTCGAGACCGAATTATCACCGAAGTCCGTAGTGATGATATCGCCACTTGGCAGAAAGCCATTCGCGACTGGATAGCCAGTGGCTGGAATCCACGAAATATTGCGGGCATGATTGACCAGTACAAGCGTATCACCAAACCTGCAGAAGAGGAGCAGACCGATGGAGAAGAACGACTCAGTCCCGAAATACTCGAGCACCGACGGAAAGTTGCCGAGTATCTTGAAGCAAACAAAAAATGGATCACCGATTGGGAGCGACCAACCACCGTTGCTAAGCCCCCTCGACAAAATCGGGGTTACTAATCCGAGTATGACCAACCTCGAGCGATATCAGGCCAGCAGTGCTTATTGGCGTGAGCGGTATCAGTTGATGCGTGCTGGCAAGGTGCCCAAGGGGGTAATTCCTCAGTCCGTTGGCAACTGCTCGGTGTGCAACGACGCTGGATGGTACATGCGTGGCAAGGAGCTCACCAAGTGCGAGTGTGGCTACGCTGGCCCAAGTCCTGCCCAAAAGCGCCTGAATCAAGACCTCGAAGTGCTTGCGCATAAAACATTCGAGAACTTTGATATCGACCGTCCCTACAGAGACACCAAGGAGAACTCAGGAGCGGCGCAACGCCACTTAGTCGATGTCGCATACAAAAAGTGTTTTTCGTGGGCGCACAAGCCGTCTGGTTGGCTCTACGTGTATGGCGTACCTGGGTGTGGTAAGTCGCATCTTGCGGCGGCTATCGCCAACGTGGTATCGGGGAATGGGTGGGAGGTTATCTATCGAAGCGTTCCCGCCATGATTGACTATATGCGTGACGCAATGAAATCGGGTACACTCGAGTCAGTGTATGAGACGATTGAAAAAGCCGACGTGGTAATTTTCGATGACATCGGCGCGGAGTCAAATACCGATTGGGCGCAATCGGTGCTATTTCGCCTTATCGATAGTCGCGTGGACAAGGCGACTGTATTCACGTCAAACATCGACCCAATGGAGCATCGCTACCATGGACGCATCGTTGATCGCCTCAATGCCAGTCGGCGTGCATGGGTAGCCGCTACCAGCTACCGTGAGCTGAAGCGACTCGAGAACTAGCCATCAAGGATTGGCGAGTTCTCCATGCTATCATCGGGCGGCGTTGGCCACGTGGACTGATTCCATGCCAACGTCGCCATCATGTCTCGTAGGGATTTCCGATACGCCCTCCACGCGCCTTTCTGCGACGTGGTAAGCGGTGCATCGGGTAGTTGGGTCCAGTCACACGAAAACAAGAGCGCATTTCGCTGTTTTCGCACGGAATCGAGTGCGTCCTCGAGGGGTGGCGATTCTACTAGCTCGGCGCCGTCTGGCAAAACGTCATAGGACTCGCCATACTCATCAGCGTACATCGTGGTGAGCGTGTCGGTTTGGTAGATGAGGTAGATGATCATGTTATGCCTCGGCTTGATTGGTGAGCTGGACGATATTCAGCATAGGGGACTCGGCAACGCCGTTCTCGGCGCGCGCATTAATATTGACATTGGCCGACGGTAGCACACTGATTTGTATGACGTCGCTGCGATTGAAGTACCGCATGAAGTGTGCCGATGATACGTCAATATTGACATCGCCGATACCTGGTGCAAATTGGACATTCACGCCATTGACGCCGAGGCGAATCAGATTGTCATTAAGTGCGCCATGCTGAAAGGCAACGCTGATATGATACCAGCCCGGCGTGGGGATTGTGATGCTTGCCCCCGACCACGTGATTCCCTGACCGCGGATGCGTGACTGCCACACGATAGTAGTACCTGCAGTCGTGATGGCCTGCGCCGCTGTGCGTGTTAGTGTGAGTGCCGCATCAGGGATTTCATCATTGATTTGGGATATCGTACGCTGCAAGTCAACGATATCGCGAACGACTTCTCGGTTCATTGTGTCAACCTCGCTCGCTCGACGCCTGTCGTGCCCGTGAGCGTGACCTCGACGACATCGAGGCGCATATCAAATCTTTTGCCGATATAGCTCACACGGAGATAGTCGCCGACATCGTAGTGCACGCCACGCACCGTGCTGGGCGACTGTGTCAGATCGCATGAAAACTCAGTTATTAATCGTCGCTTGCGCAATTCAGCACGCGCCAAGTTGACGATTTGATTATCACGCGCATTGGTGTCCTCAATGAATGACTCGTTATATCCGATGATTGATGCGTTAATGCGTGGCGTGGATGTCTGCACACTGAGCGACCGCGCCTTACCAGTCCCTCGTCCTGCGGCGATGATTGCGGATTTTTGGTCGATGGCATTTTCACTCAGCACGGCATTCTGTACGTTCGATAGCTCGGGCGAGAGAACCAGCGTACGTCGGCGATCTATGCCTGCAAAATCAAGCTGCGCATCAAATCGCCACGTACTGCCATTACTTCGCACAAGCCCGACCGCCCAACGCCCCTGCGTGAATGAGGCTTCGGCCATTTTTGTGATGATATCAAAAACATTCTCGCGACTACACTGGACGTTAAGGGATGGCCCTGTACCAAGCGGGCCATTGATTTCGAATCCCGGTGGATAGTACCCGAATGCGAGTGCATCGCGCTCGGGATTGACGCTTGCGAAATTGGCCGATACCACTTGATACATGATCGTCGTCACAGGCCCCGAGTAGATAGCACCCGTCCCCGATGGGATATCCTGATACCCTGCATAGAACGCATTGATGCGTCGTGTGAGCAGATGCTGCAGGGATGGCGCGGTAATTTTAATCGCATCATCAGTGGTGTCCCAATCGAGGATGAAGTACTCCATATCACCATCGAGTGTATAGGTTAATCCATTCACCGACCGCCATATCTGAATGCGCCAATCGGGATTGGACGACCTGAGCATGTCCTCATACTTGCGGCGCGGGAGCACCATTTCGCAGACACCAATCTCGCCATCCATGCGGAGCACATAGCGACACGATTGATAGTCGCGTGGTACAGCCTGTGTCGTGCCTGTGTCGTCGCAGATGCGTACCTGATAGCGGATCATGACTTATTCACTCCATCGAAGAGGCTCTGAAATGTTTGACGCCAATAGAGCTCGACGGTTGTCGCCTCGGCATAGTCATTGATGATGCTCGCAATTGACACGGTTCCGGGTCGAATCGTGTAATCCGAAAACGTTCCAGCGAGGTTAAGTAGACGGATGAGATTGCCGAAAAATGCCGAGTCGATTGTGCCGAACTTTGGCTTGATGGTGATAAGGTCTTTTGAGATAAAGTCCACATCAGCTATACTAACGTCCCCCTGTGTGCGATCGGTAAAAATCATGAGTTTATCATCGCGCACATTGACAATTGCATTAATCTGTACAGGCGTACCATCGGTCACCATGCGGATTGTGGGATATGCCTGCACGGTAGAAGTGTTGACGGCATGTGCTACTGCGGATGAGCGGTCTCCCGATGCATTTCGCAATCCCACCATGAGCGTGCCATCGCTGAGCGTCGTGCCGACATACTCGAGGTACTGGCCACTCGCAATGGGGATCCACGAGGAACCACTAAGTGCGGTGCCATTCCAGTACGACATCCCTGGGAGGTATGTATCAGTGCCGAGTGATGGGGAGATGATGTACTTCGGTGCGCCAATAAAAATCCCGCCCTTATACTCGAAAATCGAGTTGAGATAGGGATAGAGTCCTGATATGCCAAGCCCCTGTGCGAATCCGGGGAACTGTGTGAATGTTCCATTGGTGTAGTATGATACGTACTCGTGTGGCGAGGTGAATGCACCGCCGATAATCAGAGTGCCATCTGCATCGACATACAGCTCACGCACAAGCGCATTAAATGTTGCGCCAATCGATGTGGCTATACCAGTGATTCGGTCGATTTGCGCAACACGCGTGACCGCAGTTCCGATAGCCGTGAAGTTGCCGCCAACGTACAGCGCGTCAATTGCGGGATTGTATGCAATCGCAATCACAAAATTGTTTGCGCCTGCAGTGTATGCCGACCAGAGGCCTCCTGCACTCGTCCATCGCGCGATGCGAAGCGCTGCGCCACTTGGTGCAGTAGTGAACTCACCTACTGCATATACTTCAATGTTGCCGTCAGAGTTGATAATTTCAATGTCAGCTACAGGCGCATTGAAATTGCCAGTACTCACATATGCAGTGCCGTTGTGGGTCGTCAGATAATTCCCCATCGCGCCTGTAAAATTTCCAGCAATCCATGCGCGCCCCGTGCGGTCGAACTTAATGCTTGTCACAAATCCATTGAGCGATGCGCCCGGGACTGCACTAAACGCATTCGTGATGGGATTATAGATACAGATGTATGGCAAGGACTGTCCCGTATTGCTTTGGGTGAAATTGCCACCAATCCAGACACGCCCATCAGGCGCCTCGGTCATGGCATATACTGGCCCATTAAGCCCAGTAGCCACATTCTCTAGCATCGGGCTCTTGATATCGGTGTCAAACTGGGATACGCGATAGACTGCGCTACTCGATGCAACGTATGAGTCGACCCGTAGTGACTCATCATGGCCATAGAAGTATGGGTCGTGCATCTGGATGGAGATATCCACATTGACCGTGAGCGCATCAGTGACCAACACATTAAGACCACCCGAGAATGCACCACGGAAAGTCATTGGTACGCCGATATTCTCACGACCATCGAGGTGCTGAAAGATGAATGTGCGATCCTGCCGATTGACAAACAGGTCGCGACTCAACAGCGCTTGGAGTCGCTGCACCTTTCGGGATAGCTCAACCTTGCTCGCCCCTGCAAGCTGGCCGATGAATGTCACGGTGCGCACGGGGTTGATGATGTCTTGCAGTGATCCGCCATCCTGTGAGCCGTATGTGATGGCCTGTACCTGTGGCTGATTGATGCCAGCCTCGGCAACGCCGATAATTTCAAGCCCGAACTCGTCCTGTAGGTTGTAGATGCGTCCACCCGATGCCGTCGTCGCATAGCGCACCGAGCGTGAGCGGTGTGGCGTGCCCTGCCATGCGTACTCGTATACGCCTGTGGAATCATCAATCGTCCCCTCGGTATCGCCATCGAAATAGGTGGTGGCATGCATACTCGATACAGTGAGACCGATATCGGTATCAGGTGCGGCGACCTGCTCGAACTGCACAGCATCGATGTAGGCATTTCCGCCTGCCCACGATCCAGCGATTGACGATTTCTCAATCACGAACGTTGCCGTGGATGAGGTGACGTTTGAGAGAAACACGAGCTCGACCCGTTGCCACTGCCCCTCGATAGGTGTGAACGTCTTTTGGGCAACAACTGTTGCCCCATTAAGTACGCGAGTGGTATAGGTTCGCCTATTCGAACCTGATGCGCCATAGATATAAAAGCTTAATGCAAAGTTTTGGGATTGCGTGAGCGTAATTGCACTATACGTGAGCGAGATGAAATCCCCTATCGTGCCCACGTTGGCCGTATAGAATGCGTTTACTCCCGACCAGACGGGATTGCCTGCCGTGATGTATGCATTGATATCTCCCGTGGTCGTTGTGCTTCCTCCTACCCGTCGTGCAGCCGTCCAGCCAACAAACGCCACATTGTCGGTATATGCTGTTTTGTAGAGCTCGAAGCTCGGATTCATCACCTGATTGATAGCCTCTGATGGCATGACAATCGAGAGCGCACCCGAACATGGGTTATAATATCCCGCTCCTGACGCGTCTGGCACTTGGTTGATTTGACGGATCATACACTCCCTCTCATCAGGTTATATGAGCGCACGATGACGGTTGGAGATGCCGTCGTGCTTACGCCGAGACTATAATTATTCGTGACATTGGTCGTGCCGCCACCACCAGCTGCTGCCATCATCGGCGCACGCGCAGCCATCACGAGGTTCTGCGATGACTCGAGCACGTCGCGTGTGGATTTATCCATACCAATCGACATACCCTCACCAATCCACTCGCCCATCTCGGTGGTAATCTTGGATGGTGAGCCGAAGAGGAAGCCCACATTGAGCTTTTTCTTAATCTCATCGACGAGGTTGCCAGCCGCCGATATTACATCATTGATTTTGGCGTTGATGCCGTTGATGAGACCCTGCACAAGGTCTTTGCCAAAGTTGAGTGCGGCGTTCACCATTTCGCCAAATTTCTTATCAATACCAATAATCAGCTTGCCGACCTCAATCATGATTTCCTCAATTTTGGTGCTGATTGCGCTTTTGATGTTTTCCCATGTCTCACTGGCAAGTTTGCCAAGGCCATCAAATGCGTTGGTCGTATCGCCCTTAATATAATTCACAAGGCCTTTGATGATTTCAGTCACAAATGGCACAACAAATTCAATCGTTTTACCAAGTGCCTGAATGATATTGTCGATGACCGGCCACCAGTAATTGAAATCTTCGACCAAATTGTTCCATGCTATGAGAATCAGCTCAAGTCCAAGCGATACTACTGCACCAAGCAAATCAACAATCACATTAATCGCATTGACTACGGTTGGACTCGTGAATGTGTTTGTGATTGCTGTGCTAATTGGGCCAAGCGACTCGAGCATAATGCCGATGATTTCAGTGGCACGCTGGATGATGGGTTGTAATACCTTTGACATGTGGCCAAGGATGCCAATCACCGTATTGATAATCTTCTGTACATTCTTCACGATGGCAGCAAAGCTTGGGCCAGTGAAAAAACCCACCAGCGTTTCGCCAACGCTCATGAATGTTGTTTTGATGAGACTGAAAATCGGCTGCAATCGATTATTGAGATCGGCCATCATCATCTGAAATTGGTCAGTGAACTCGGTTTGCCTATCAAGCAGTCCCTGTACCGCAAGTACAACCTGCTGAATAGGTTCGGGGAGCGACTCGAATCGCTCCTTTTCCTTAGATGCGGTCTCGAGATTCTTTGCCATTTGAGTGATTGGGTCGGCCTGCGAGTCGATTGGTGCGGGCTTCTCGGTGAAGATGGCGAATAGATCGCCAGCTACATTAACAGCTTCTGCAATCATGCCAATGAATGGTGCGACCGCATCACGCATTGGGCCACCAATGGTCAGCTGAAAAGCTTCGAGTGAACCCTGCAAATTGTTCATCTGAAAGTCGAAGCCTTTATTAACCGCTTCGGCCTGCTCTTGTACGCCATTCGCCTTATCAACAGATGCAGCAAACGCGTCAAATCCCTCAACCCCCATTTCAGCGAGTGATACGACCGTGTTCATCGCATCAGCGCCGAAGATAGTTTGCATGTACTGGATTTTCTGCTCGTCGGTCAGACCCTTTGTAGCAGTCTCAAGTGTGCCGACAATCTCCTGCATGGACAGCAACTCGCCATTCGCAAAAAAGGCGTTTTTTGTCATGCCTGACATGGTCTTTTCAATCTGTGACGATGTAAGACCCTTTTCGGTTTTGAGAAAGTCACGCACCTGCTGGTCGAGATCGCCCATCTCGCCAGATAATGGCTTAACGCCATTATCCTGCAAGAACTTCATCATGGCCTCGGTGTCACCAGTCACAAGTCCGAGGTCACGCATCGCATCAAATGCGGGAGTGCTTGCAGGTTGTAAGCGTGTGAGGAAGTTTTTGAGCGACGTGCCAGCCTCTTCGGCAGATTTAAACGACGGACTAATTGCGCCCATGGTAACTGCAAAGTCCTCGTAATCCATACCGATGGCATTGGCCACACCACCAGCCTGTGCCATACCACTTGCGAGCTCATCTACATCAACAGTGGAACTATTCGCAACTTTGGTCATGAGATCCATGGACTTTGCCATGAATTCGGTTTTCTCAGCGGCTGATGCTGTGACTGGCACGAACTGCCCGAGCTGCTTGGCGACAATGTCAGCCGACTGCTCGAGCCCAAGACCAGCGGCGGCGGCGAAATTGAGAGTATCACGGAGGCCACCAGCCGCTACCACTGTAGGGTCGATACCGCCTTTTACGAGTGCTGTTGCCGCTTGCACTGTCTCCATGGTGGACACAGGGAGCTCTTTACCAAGGTCAACGAATAACTTTTCGAAGTCCTTGATTTCGCTTTCGGGGATTGAGGCAGCCGCAGCAAACTGATTCATGTTGCCCTCAAACTCACCTGCGAGTTTGACGGAATCAACACCGAACCCAATCAGCGCTTGTCCTGCATTTGCGAGTTGCTCGGTGACAAGCCCACCAACCTTCTCGAATGCGCCACGGACAACGGACGACCACCCCTCAAACTTTCCCGTCGAGGATTGGGTATCATTGGCAAATTTTTGCGTGGCGTCGTTTGCGCGCTTGACGTTAGACTCATATGCGTCTACACCCTCGGCAACGAGCTTGATTCCAGCCTCTGATACTGCCATCTGCCACCCTCCCTATCCTAGCGCTTTTTGCGTGCCTTGCGCTGGGACTCCTTATACTGCTCGTGCGCCTCGACTGCCTCAATGCGATGGATTGTCTCGTAGTGTGCGATGACGCCCGCCTGCTGAAAGTCCTCGAGCGCTAAGAACTCACTCCAGTTATATCCAGCCCACCGCGCCGCCTCTCGGTAGTGGAGCTCGGCAGCGTAGTTAATTTTTCCCTTGGGTACTCGGTGCGTCCATATCGACGATCCCCGGTACTCGGCCTTGAAACAGCTGGCGGTAGAACGTTACCTGCGCCTCCTGCGGCATCGAGCGCCCGAAAATCTCGAACATCAGCTTGGCCAGGTCGTCATTGCTTGGCGCAACGATATTGAGTACCCAAAACTCTTTTGGACTCTCATCCACCTCGAGGCCAAGCGCCTTGTATTGCGCCATGGTCTCGCCGATATCCTCGGGTGGATTATCAACAACGCCAATCGTGGCGATAAATTGCGTAATTTTGGTAGCGAGGAGGGTTTGCACATCTGATTGCCACTGCTCGAGCGCAGCGACATAGCCCTCATCTGCCGTGTTCTCGATGTCCTTGGTTGAACCATCAGCTACGACGACCGACTGCACGGGTGGCGTCGGCTTTTTGCCCATGAGCTCCTGCTCGGCAACGAAGCGCAGGCGGGTCATCACCTCAGCGCGCTGTCGCTGGATGCGTACGGTATAGCCACTGATTGGAAGTTTAATTGATGGATAATCCACGATCTCTCCTATTCGTGTGTAGTGCTCCAAGCGCGGGTGGCAGGGTCGGAGCGGGACCTTTTCCCATCGTCACGGTAGCCACCCGCATCATCCGCTTTAGATGATGTTTGCCGAGGCCGTCAAAAGAATACCATCCGCGCCACCCGTGGCCGTGCCAGCAACGCTCAAGAAGTTCGCCGCAATGCCATGTGGTGCGTAGATGGGAGCCGCCAAGCGGTGGATATTCTGGAATGTTGGCCAGTTCTCGATGCGTGGCGCATTCGAGTTTGACCCGACCCATGAGAACCCGCCATCGATGGTGGTGATTAGATACGCCACACTGGAGATAACCTGCGCAATCCAGATGACCTCACGTGTCGCCGCAACGATGTCATTGATTTGACCCGTGCCTGCACCCGGGAAGGTGATTGCCGCCCATGAGGTGCCGAAATCAACGCTTTTGTACACATTGCCGTTGAGTGCGCCGACGTACCACAAGCGATCTTCGATAACCTGTACCGCACGAAGATTCGATGCGACAGGAGCTACGCCAGTCACCCACGAGATACCACCGTTGCGTGAGTAGCGCACGAGGCCTGCATGACCAACCGCCACGATTACACCCTCGCCCGTGCCATGGATTCGCAGAAGTGTATCGCTTGCGCTGTCCACGAGTGCTGGAGGAATGGTGATGTCCGTCGTCTTGTAGATGGCTGACGCGCCAACGAACCAAATGGCGTTTGGCGATTCTACCCACGCATCACGCATGGCGACAGGTAAAGTCACTGACTGCCACGTGGTCGGCGCACCCGTGTCGGTGTTGAGTGCCGTGTAGAAGAGCGTGGTTGCGTCGGTGCCGACGAACAACAAATTATTCACGATATCGATATATCGTGGCTCGGCCGTCGTGCCAATGCCTGTGATAGTCGCGTTCGTCCATGTTTGTCCACCATCGAGTGAGTAGACAACCTGTGATGGCGCGCTTGGGCTGGCCACGTTGGCACGTGTGACTGCATAGATGAACTTTGAACCATCATTCTCTGCACCACACGCCTTACAGTTGATAGCCGTGCCGTATACGACATCGAGGACATCAGCAACGATAGCGGTACCCGCTTCCTCACCAAAGCTCATCTCGCCAACGGGATAGATTGCCTCACCCGTGGCCTCGATACCATCGGTCAATGCCTCATCGCCATCCATGGACATACGTGCGCCGAGGTCAACCGTGCCCGTATATTTGAATCCCGAGTAGATGTTTACGTAGCCACTCCACCCACGATTGAAGTCGGAGAGATCGTTACAGCGTCCATGCACCTCGTAGAGGTTGAACTCGCAGCGTGGTGCGAGGAGCTGACGTGGAATGCCGCCCATCTTCTCGTGGAAGTTGACGGTGACGCTTGGAAGCTCGGGAGCTGACGATTGCGTGCCCACCAAGCGAAAGGTTTGCGCCCGTCGTGGGTCTGGTTGGTAGATGGGGTCGATGGAGCCGACTGCCTGTGGCAGGCTTGCGCCCTCGATGGTGCCGTACTGTGCACCAAGGCCGAAAAGGTAGGTCTGAGTCCCGGGGCCACCGTGTTGGATGAACGCCCGGGTCATACCCTGCGTGTAAATCTCATTGCGATCAAGTGTCGTCATGAGTGTCTCCCTATGCTAAGAATCCGGGCGTAACTCGCAGGTTTTGCAGAGTGCGCCATGCGTATATGTGACCCCGACGACTCCCGAATGGATTGCTCACGTCCACAGGAACCGAGTACAGCTCATTGGTCGCTCCCACCCTCGAGAGGTCGGTCTGCCACTCTGACAACTCTTTGTTGGATGGCTGACATGCACAGATAGGACGAGCGAGATTCGCTGCCGATAGCTGTGCAATCGCCATATCCACTTGGGTGCTGTCCCGACCTGCATGATAGCGAATCAGAACACGGTCAGGCGGTCGGCAGTTGCTGAAGTCTACACGACCCGTCCATGTCCCTGAAGTGCTATCATACACACCCTGCCCGAGATAGACGATACCTGCATCTGCATCCCGAATCCCGACGCGGCCTATAGCATACGCGAGTGCGGCGGGGTCAGGAGTGACCGTGTTAATCGTGAATGTTGCCCATGGGGGGATGGGCGTACTCTCCCAGATGAACACCGCCTGTGCAGTATCGAGCGTGGTTCCAGTCGGATCGCAGTAACGCCGTGCCACATCCACAGTGGACGCAAACGGGCTTCCTGCGGTCGGTGGCAGTATCGTAGGGTCAAGAGAATCTGGTTTCGGTATCGTATACAGGATAGGCCGAACCAGATTGTAGGTGTCTATGCGAATTGTAGCCGTTGTGCCCGCAATCGACGCCTCACGGATAGGAATCGATGGTGTGTCGGGATAGAGCACGTCAGCTGCCACAAAGGTAATGTGCAACTGGTCGGACGTTGTTCCGCTTGGCACCGTGGCCGTGATGGTTGCAGTCTCAAAGAGCCCATCGCCATCCTCATCACTATAGACAATCGGCGCATTGACGGCCGTGGTGATGTGGTCGTACCCGATGGCGTTTACATGCCCATCAGGCAAGCGTACATTCATCCACTCGCCCTGCAGATCGAGGGCTGTCCAGCGTGTGAGCGCCTTGTTGCCCATGCGTGGCCACTCGAGGGTTGCGGTCTTGAATGTCGGCCGTGCAGGGAAGTTGGCTTGCTCGTTCCACTGCACTTCCGCCTCGGCGATCGCGCGTCGGATGTCCGCACGTCCGCCACGGTCGGCAACCTGCCATGCGTACTCAAATACCAAGCCGTTGCATGAGCTCTGGATTGGAATAAGTGAGTTTGCGCCTTTTGTGGCTAGCTGCATGCTATGCCATGGGTGCATCTGCATGTACTGGAGCCACCGTGCGAGTGAGAGTGTCATCTACCTACTCCATCGAATCGCAAGCGTGGTGAATCCCGCACCTGCGAATACGCGCCAATCAAGCATCGCTATCGCTAGTATACCGCCCACCCAAAAAGAAATACAGATAGGGCACTGCACACCGACGGACAGCCAATGGCTACTGCCAAAGCGTGAAATGACAGCGCCTCGAAAGTGGGCGAACGCATCCATTGGGCCATCCATCCACGCAATGTCCGTCGATATGCGGTAGATGATGAGCCACAGTGCAACGTGTGTGATTATTTCCATCCTGCCTCCCGTCGTTGGCGAAAGAGTCGCCGATCATGGTCATCTGGTGGGATGTCGGCGTGCGCCTCATCAGGCGTATTGCCCATGACCACGTGGTTATGATAGAGTACAGCCCACGGCTCCTTATAGAATGTTCGCTGCTCGATGGCACGGGCGCAAATCTCGGTGTCGCCATAATTATGCTTATACCATGTTGGCCAACCACCAAGGCTTCGAATGTAGTGCATCGATGTGAGGAAATGGCAGGCATGGTGGATGTCGTGTCCATCGCCATTGAACCCAATGACCGACATACTACCGAGGCGTTGCTGTGCAATTTGGAACCATCGCCACATTGGCAAAACATCATTCGCCACGTTGGCGACCACAGCCTCGCTTGGCAACTCACGGGTAGCGAGATCCATCGCTTGCCAGTAGCTCAAGCGCTCTTGCGTGGCGATCACCCCACGTGCGCCAACGTTTGCACACGCACGCACGACTACGGCCGACTCTTGCCCACCAACTGCAATCACGGTAATCGGTAGCCCTGCCATCGCGCGAAGGCGTGGCACAAGTGCCTCTGTCTGCTCGAGGCGTTTATGGCACGGCAGAACAGCGTACAGCATGACTAGGCCTTCTTTGGCGCACGAAGCGTGGTTTTAACCGTCGTGGTCGTGGCTTGGACTTCTGCCACAGGCTCAACGACTGGCTCGACTACCTCGGCAAGCTCGGCAGGTGCAGGTGGTGGCGTGTATGGTGTTTCAGGCATGACCACACGGAACGTGCCGAAGGCGAGGAAATAGCTCACATCCTCGGCGGGGACATTCAGGTAACGCACGGATGCATTGCGCCCAGCCTTGTAGGTGCGCTTGCTCACGGGGTGCTGCAAGATAAACGACCCTTGCTGGTCGCCGATATACTCGAGTGTTTGCATGCCGTCCATAGTTGGTGCCTCTCCTAGTGATGCAACTGCAGTTTTAAATGCCGTCTTTGGCGATGATCCACAGCAGGCCATAGCGATTTCCCCCTTCTCATTTTGGTATGGCGCGATAACTCTGTCCATCAGCTCCTGCCCACCTGCCACATCGGCATGGTGGACAATTGAGTGCTGAACCTGATACACGAAAATTGGGCCACGATAATATGCGCCACAGTAGCCTGCGATGGCGAGACGCAGGTACAGTGTCCAATCCTCCCACCCGGGTGCACGCTCATCAAATCCGCCGACCGCTCGCACGGCATCGAGGGGAATGAGGCAGGTGATGGGATGAATGTTGAACTTGGCATACAGTTTTTGGTCGTAGTCTGGTGGGCGTTGGTGGCGTGTGCCTGCATAATGCGAGCTGAAGGTGTAACTCTTGTCGTGCGATGCATGGCCACGCATGAGCACCTCAACGCCCTTGGGGAGTAGGTAGTCATCCGCATCGAGGAATATCACGAACTCGCCAGTGGCGTGTGCGATGCCGTCATTACGGGCGCACGCTGGTCGATTGAGCGTGGTCGTCGTGCCATGATTGCGACTCTTGATGACCTTCACGCGTGAGTCGGCATAGTCGCCAATCGCCACGGGTCCGTCATCAACCACAATGACCTCGAGGTTTTGGTATGTCTGCCACACGCACGACGCGACGGCCACACCAACGTACTGATGGTGTGAGCCGCCGCAAGGAATGACGATTGATACCGTGGGTAATCCCGACATTGCGTCGGGAGAGATCCGCTCCATCTCTCCCTCCTATCCTTAAGCGATTGGGCTTTGGAACTGCTGGCCAACGAATGAGGTGTTGCCACCGTTCTCGAAGAAGCTGGTTCCGGGCTGCCACTCGCGCTCATGCACGTACACGTTGTACTGCAGGTTGTCGATGCGGGCTGCGAGGAATGGCGTGCGGAGAATCACACGCTTGCGAGTGCGCATCTGAATCTGCTGACAGAAGCCATTGGGTGCGAGCATGACGGTCACGAAGCGACCATCGGACGACACCTTGAAGTTCTGACCAGCGAATGCGCCTGCCAACTGACCGCCCAAGCCGTACTGATTGCGGTAGTTGAAGTACTCCATGTACAGCAGCTGACCCATGCCGCCGCCTGCGAGAGGCAAGAGGTAGGCATCGCTGATGAAGTTGCCGTTGCCGCTGTTGGCCTCGTCGAGGGTGTTGTCGATAATGACGGGCACTTGCACGCCATCGATCAGCAGGAACATTCCGCGGCGCATCTCGTCACGCAACGTGGCCTGTGCGCTGGTATCAACAAAGCCCGTGGCGCTTGAACCACTTGGAGCGGCCGTGTAACAGCGATAGGTGAGGTATGCGCATGGCCAGATATCGGTCAAGGCGAGGAACAGCTGATAGCGCATGACCCATGCGTACTGCACGTCGCCGAATTGGATATCATCGGCCAACTTCAAGCGTGAGCGGTATGCCTCAACGAAGTTGCGCACAACCGTACCTGCGTTGTTCTGGATGATGATGTTGTTGGCGTCCATCACGAGTGAGTCAGCAGCCGAACAAGCGGTACCACTGATGGCATCACGGTAGCCCGTGTTCACCATGCGCTGGAGACCGTTGAACTGCAATGTACCACCGCTGTTGCCGACGGTGTTAGCCGGGTTGCCCGTCCAGATTTGGCGAGCGTAGCGACGGCTGAAGCCATTGGCCAACTCGACCATTTCTTTAGCGATGGCTGAACGGAAAATCTCGTTCACTTGCATTGGCACCGTTTGTGTCGCAACCTCGGTCGCAAATGGGTTGTTCATCAACTGCAAGTCAATTGGCGAGGCGCTGTTCACCAGCTCGCCGAGGTTGTCCATGCGAATCGACTTTGAGTTCATGGTGAACTCGCCGAACGGCCACACCTGCTGACAGAACTTGAGGCTCCCCGGAGTTGCGGCCTCGTCTGAACATGGCGTGGTTGGATCGTTGCCACTGTCGGCAGTTTGGCCAGTGATGATACCGTACACCTCTTGCATGTAGGTGCTCGATTTGACATGCCCGTTGCGCTCGAGGAATTGCTCGACGCCCTTTGGTGGCACGTAGGTGGTTGGTACCAACGGATTGAGGCCGGGGGTATTGAAGAGTGCATTGTTACCAGTTGGCGCAATGCCAGTGGTGGCGGATGAGGCTTTGTAGCGCTCTTGGACGAGTGCGTCCAAAACCTTCATCTGCTCGTTGGTCAGCTGTGTGGTCATGGGTAGTATCTCCTATCCCTAACGGAAAAGATTCATATCGGCCAATGCGCGATATGCGTCGTGGTACTGTGGATCAAGGCCTGCAGGAACGTCGGCCGACTTTGTGGTTGCGCTTTGACCAAGCACGTTGTTACCAGCCTCTGATGGGCGGTACGGCTTGCCAGCGACAGCCTCGAGTGCCTCAAGACGCTTGCTGACTTCCTTGATGGTCTTGACCATCTCCTCGAGTGCAGCAACCTGTGCTTCGGCATGAGCGATGGCGCTATCGTCTTTCTCGCGCTTGCCCATGTAGCCCTTGAGCTCCTCACTCATCTCTTTCATGGTGCCACTAATCATCTCGGCGACGGCCTTGGCAATGGCTTTGATTTCGGCTTCGGACAAGAGTGATTCCTCCTCGCCCTCGTCGCCTTCCTCTTCGTCCATTTCCTCAGTCTCTTCGACCACGGTCTCCTCGCCCTCTTGTTTCAGGGTTTCGTTGGTTGGCATGGTGTTTCCCTTCATATCCCATGACCCAAGGATCGCCGCAATCTCATCAGCGGTCGGGACGTCCAACCCCTTATAGCTCACGCCTTGCATCTGGGCTTCCTTTTCGCGCGTCTGCATGGTCGAGATAAGTCGTTCAGCAACCGACTCGCCCACCAAATCCGACAACGCCTTCTTCTTCTCGGCAGTTAGCATGGAATCTCCTCCCCCTGCATGTATCATACGCATGCATAATCTGTGGTACAATAACCCATGACCGCGCCATCCCTCTTCGAGGCGCGGTCGCTACATTTTTTACGCCTCGTACATATCAGACCCGACAACCCCATCACTCGATGCCGTGGTAGCTGTTGGTCGAGTATGGCGGTAAGTCAAAATCTGATTGCGCCCACTCCCCCGAAAGTTTGGCAGGTTCCACACGAACCAGAGCTGGTCACGGATGACATAGAGCGTGCCGTGGCAGTCCTGTCGAAAGATGATTTGCTGCCATGGCGATCGAGCGTTCTCGCGTTGCCACACGCGAATCCCGAATGGACCACCGGCAGTGAGACGACTCATCGATGTCGCCCACTCACGGCCGTACGCATCCCACACATCAGCGGTGAGCGTAGCGGTGTACGTGCCACCCGGGATATTGAGCATGACATCGGGGCCAACGATGGCTGCTTGCGCTTGGACTTGCGACGGAATATTGAGCGCCGCCTTAACTCGGTGAATGAAGCTCATAGATGTCTCCTATTGTGAGTACTGTGCGATAAGCGTCGATGCGACATCATCTGGCACGCCGCTTGCCGACCACTTTTGACCGCCAATATCATAGTAAAGCTTTCCGCCAGATGGAATGCGTTTATCATTAACATAAATTCGCGATCCAGACCAAACCTTTCCGCCATTACGAATCACTGCTTGTGCATTTGGATTGATAATCGAGGAATCCTTGACTTTTGGAATTCCTAGTCGAAGGTTCAATCCAGTTTCCGCATTATATCGAGCGATAATAGCGCTTGCCTGTGCAGTAGTTAGCGACACCGGCTTGCCACTAGCCCCGGTGGTTGGCCTGTCTGTGATAGCAATTGGATTAAATCCTACTAATAAATATGCTGACCCATCAGATGCGATTCCGATTGAATTTGGCTTTAGATATGATGGAATACTTGATAGCCCATATTGATTTCCATATACATCACTGACTGGCATTGAATCAAGTGCAGAGTTCACTGCACGCGAAACCACTCTATTTGCTCCACCATTTGGAGTAGGCGCGGCTGCGTACTCATACTGAACCGAATCGGTTAGCGGTGCATCTAGTCCAGGTCGATTTGGGGCATTAATTGATGATGGTGTAAATAGGGGTGTGGATTTCACTTCGCCAGTGGCAGGGTCGATGGTTGTCAGCTTCGCATTAGCTATACTATCAGCGCTGGAATATGTCGGATTTTGCGTGCCAGCTTTATCCTGCGCACGTTTCGCCGCACGCTCGGCGGCACGTTGTGCAACCTCTGCACGGCGCTCTGCGACGCGCTTCTCCAGCTCCACACGTGATGCTGATTTTGCCGCATCACGAGCCTCAGTGACGGACTTCCCCTCGGCTTTTGCTGCGCTATACGCCGCCTGATATGCCGCACGTCGAGCGGTCTTACGTCCATGACTGGACTGATCGTGCTTGCCATGCTTGTATGATACGGACTTAGTGGCAGTCACCTCGTCACTTACCATATCGAATCCCGTCATTGGATTCGCCGCACGTCCGGGTGGGGTGATTGACCGCTCGAAGATGCGAATGTTCTCGAACACTCCATCGCCATCAGGCTCGGTTTTTGGATGTTCGAAGCCGATTGATACCTGCCAGCCCTTGCCCTTCTGCATGAGCGCCTCGGCCACAGCGTCATTGGTCACGATGCCACTCTCGACAAGATATTTGCCGTCATCACTGAGCGCCTGATAGTCAGTGGTGCCGATATCCAGTCCGGGCACGTGCCAGAAGCGGAGCGGGCCATACTCACCTGATGCCTGTGCTTTCTCGAGTGCGCCTTTGAGCGCCTTGGTTGACACAATCTCTTTGTCTCGATCGCGATAGGCCGTGGAGCTGATGGCCACCCAGCGATAACCATCCTTCGATTTGTACACCGTCATCTGTGCAGGTGCGTTTGCGGATTTAGTTGCAGTAGACTTGACTCGCCATTTACCACCACGAGAGCGATACCACGTCGAGGCGAACGCACTTGCATAGCGTGATGGATAGACACTATAGCGACGCTTAGCTGCGGCGATTGCCCGCTTCCAGAGGTCGGGATTAGTTGGGATGTTTTCCTTGACCGTCATGGCGTCAAGCTGTCGTGCAATTTTATTCGCCCATGCCTTGCCAGCGCCGCCACCCCAGAGCAAGTGAGCGATGTACCCATTGGTCGGATTAGCAGGATCACCCCAGCCCGGCCGCTTATCGACAGCATGCCGTGCAAAGAAGCTGACCATGCGCTTGATGGTACTGTCACTCACTCGTGTACCGTTGCTTAGGTCGCGTGCTCGAGCGATACCAACGGCCGTGCCACCACGCCCAAACTGCGAGCGCAACTCGAGGCCACGCTTTGCCGCTTGGCGCACGCCATCGGGCGGTGCGTGGCCATCAGCCTTGATGGTCTTAGTGCTCTGCAATCGCTCAATCTCATCACGGAGTGCAATTGCCACATCGCCATCGGTCTCGCGCTCGAGACGTTGCTCAAGGCGTGCAATCTGTCGCTCACGCTTGACAGCTTCGCGCTTCTTCTTTGCCTCGGTGCGCTTGGCAGTTGCATCAGGCTTCTTTGCGCCACCCTTACCGCCGCCGCCTTTTGGTTTCTTCTTTTTCTCCTCGGCTTCCTGTCGCTTGGCCTCACGCTTCGCCTCGGCTTCAGCGCGTTTAGCATCTCGTGCTTGCTGGCGTGCATCACGCTCGGCGCGCTTGGCGTCTGCACGGTCGATAGCCTGTCGTGCTCGGTCGGCGTTGCCTGACTCGGCGGCTGATGTCACCTGCTTGCCAAGTGATGATACATACACCTTGTCGCCGACTTTCTCCATGAGGCCCTTGTCGAGGAGGCGTTGGACTGATGGATCGTTGGCATCTTGTGACGCATCCGTGTTGAGGAGCTCGTAATCACTCGCATCGAATCCCACTTTATCCAGCGTGCTCATGGCGTTATCGCGCGCCTCGGTAGCACGCTCGGCTGACCGCTGTGCTGCGGTTTTCTTAGGAGCCTTACCACCACCACCTTTTTTAGGCTTGGCAAATCCCTCCACGCGCTTCTTTGCCTGCTCGACTTTGTCGATACCACCACCCGGCTTTTCGGCGAACTTGCCCGAGTTGTCACGCACATACTCACGCTCGGCCTTGTATGACGTCATGTACTCATCCATGGCCGCCTTCATGCCGAGTTTCTTGGAGAGGCGCGTGAACTTGCGCTTGCCACCGGGCGTTTCGCGTGCCCACTGCCGTGCAAAATCTTGATTCGTGGCAAATGCCCACTTCCACTGTGCCTGTGATCGGAATGGCATATCAGATGTTCCTCCCCATGTTGCTCACTTCAGCGTCGATAGCACGCTGGACGATGTCGCCAAGCTCTCTATCCCATTTCACTTTGGCGGCATCCGTCCACTTGCGGGCTTTCGTGCCCGGGTGCCGTACTTGCTTGCGAAATACGATTGGCCCCGACACCTTGCCCTTGTTTGAGCCGAGATAGCCCGGTTTTGTCTTGGCCTTATATGACCCTTGACCACCCCACTGGAAACGGAGGCGCTTAGCACGCTTTGGACGGATGATGTGTGGCTTGGTACCATCATCGAGCATTGACCACACTTTGTCGTCAGTCGAGATAATCCACTCGGCGGCTGACACCTCAGTGGTCTTGAAGTTTGGTTGATGCTTCCATGTGGCAGTCGTGGTCATGAAATCCACCACCACATCCTCGGCAGCGTTTTTCATACCATTACGAAGGCCACGAATCAAGCGCTTTGCATCCAACTTTGGCGGTACGATGACCGTCACCTTTGCGCCCACGTTACACCTCCAGTCCGCGTATCTCAAATGGCGCCCACCTCGAGGCGCGCACGATGCATGTCTGGCATGAGTCATCGGCATGGCGCTCCCAATAGCAGTCATAGTCGCCACGCTCACGGTCGAGTACCACGATGCGCCATTTGCACTTGCAATTGCCCATGCACTGCGTTCCCTGTGCTGGCATCGCAGGGAGCGGCAAGAACTCGGTGCGCCCCTTCCAGTACGGCTCTTTGATGCCATTGGCATACGAGACCGCACGTGCCGCCTCTTTCCGCTTGAACTCCCGCTCACTCACCACCTTGAGATAGAACCCATCGAAGTAGGACAATTGCGTATTGAGGGAGTAGCGCAGGACGCCCAGTAGCTCGGGTGTGAGCTCACTCACTCCAGACCCGAGAAGCCCGCTTGCCGTGTGATAGCGCACGATCTCACGCTTCATATCCTCGTACCATCGCTGGACGGATTCGAGGTCGGTCACATTCCCCTCACCATCCACGCCCTCACGCATCATGCGCGCGGTGCGCCCTGCGAGGTAGAGTGCGAATCGTGCGATGAGTTGCTCAAGCTTGTTCATGATGTCAGCTTCTCCAGCAGTCGCAGTGCGCTCTTGAGCTCATCATCTATCATGCGGTCAAGCTCACCGCCACTCGGCGCACGGCCTGCAGGTGGCTCGCCTTGATAGAAGAGGTCAGCGTCACTGCCAAGTGCTTGCACGGTTTGCTTGAGGCGGATGAGCGCCTTTTCGGCGTCGGTTGGCGTTTGTGCCGTGGCCTGTGCTTCAGCTGACGTTTGCGCTTGTGCTTCGGCCTGCGCTTGCTCGGCAATCTGTGCAGCCTGTGCGGTCGTCTCGATGTTCTCGCTATCTGTCACCACGCCGCCTGCCGTTGAGTCTGTGGCGAGGAATTCGCGCGGGAGGTAGCCATCGTCCACGAGGACATTGAGCGCCTGTGCGGCGCTGATGACCTGTAGCTCGATGAGAGGCTTGAGTGCGCCTGCCCACGCTGAGAGGGTTTCCGCTTTCTCCTTGCGGTCCTTCTGGTCGCTCTCGGCAAAGTAGAAACTCACTGCATCGGGGAATACGTTGTGCGTGATTGCGTTGGCGAATTGCTTGCGGAATGATGACAGACCTCGCCCTTCGGCCGCTTGCGCAAGTACGACTGACTGCTGACCAGTGCCGAGTCCTTGCCCTGAGAGTGGCTGAATCTCACCTACGAAAATGCCAAGCGCATTCGCATAGCGTAGGTAGGCGTCGGTTCGCTCAGTCGCTGCATCGAATCCATCAGGGATTTCAGCGAGCGGGATTGTGGCAATCGATGGTGTCTCATTCCGAATCATCGGAATGATCGTCGAGCCATTGTAGACTACGTAGCCCTTCTGGTCCTGCATGGCCGCACTGGAGTTGAGTGCCTGTCCAAGCTGGTCGCTCGTGATGCCATTGACGATATGGATAGCGAGGTTGCGACGGCCTGATACTTTCTCACGCACGTATGTCTCAATGGCAGTGAGCTTGAGGATGGTCTCGAATGAGCGACGCGCTGCACTGATACCCATGCCGTAGTGCTCGGTGCGTGGTGATGGCGTGTCGGCGAACATCAACACGTCATCAGCGCGCATCACGTGCTGACGGCCACGCATATCTACGTAGATGAGCGGGAACTTCGGGTCGCCTGTGCGGTAGCATCGCAGGCTGTCGAGGTGCATGAGGCCGACAACCTTCGACCCCGCCGCACTGGATGAGCGCACGATCTCGATAAATGCGCCGTTATCCGTGGTGAGATAATCCCGTAGCACCTTGGCTAGACCTGCCGTGTAGTTGCCGTCCAGATTGAGCATCAGCTCTTGCGCTTGCTTGATGCGGCGTGAGCTTTCGGTCGTGTCGGAAATCTCAAACCCGATGGCGGTCTGCTTGCTGATGGCCGTCGATACGGCACTCGACCACATGTTCTCAATCATCGGCGTTTCGGACAGGATGGCGTCGGCGGCCTTGGTGCCGTAAGGTGGCAGTCCCGTTGCGCCTTTAATCCCCTCGAGGAGACCAGCGCCGAGGAATTGCCCCCACGTTGATGGCCCGACTACTACGGTGAATCCGCCATTTTGCGTGACACGCTGGCCATCATCGCGCGTCACACTTTTCTTGATTGCGTCATCGGTCATACTATATTACCTTTGCACGTATAAATATGGCGGCACAATTCACGACGGTCTGTGGTGTTCGGTAGCGCCGATTGGCTCGGCAGTGTCTGCAGAGACAGGAGAGCATCTGCATAAGTGCTCCTACTAGTACAGATTTAAACCAAGCGCAGCATGTGCCGCCATGGATAATGCTACAACGCTATCAATCTTATTGCTAGTATCCCTCTTGACGATGCGAAGCCGATGACCCGTCTCGTCCACTTTCGCGTTGGCGTTCATTAAGTGCTGACGTACTATAGTATGTTCGCCATTGTGCACCAATCGGCGTGTCATGATGAGCTGACGGAGTGCGGCATCCGACTCGAGGCGTCGTGCCTGCTGACTGAATGGCTCGCACCACACAGCATCTGATAAGCGCTGTGCGAGGTAGTGCGCTTGATATGGATCGTAGGCAATCTGCACGACGTTGTACTGCTTGATGATGGCACGGATATCCTGCTCGATTTGGCCATAGTCGAGTGGTGTGCCGTTTGGCTCCCACACCTTGACCATACGGAGTGCGAGCATCTGGTCAGCCTGTGCGCCGTAGCGACCAACGCCCACAAGTGCGAAGGTGTCGCCACTGATAGCGGCGTCCATGCCGAGCACGATAGGCTGACGTGGCGAGAGTGGCGGAAGCGCCTCCTCGATGCACCCATCCCACATACTGATTGAGCCGAGGAATGATTCATCGTCATCGGCGTACACCCACTCGCCGAGGCGGAGGCGTGCGTAGCGTGTGCCTGTCAGTGCGTCTAGTGTGGCCAGCGTGCGTCGGCCTTGGTCTGTCCAGTCGGTGCCATCGTGCAGGCTTGGGTTGTCCTCGTGGCGTGACGTGTATATCTGCAGTTGGCCGGATCGGGAACGCTCGAGTATCCAGTGCTCGGGGTCTTTTGGGTTGGCGTCGCCGAATGCCATCGGATATGGCGTGACGGCACCACGTCCCGTCGTGCGGGTTGTGATGGTCTCCCACTCTTCTTTGGATAGCTCCTCGCACTGATTGACGTAGATGCCGTCAAACTCGCCCGAGAGGATTTTGTCGGGGTTATCCATGCCAGCGGTATTGACCACGCTTCCATTGGGATAGACCCATAGGTATGGACGGGTGCCGCCAAACTCCTCAGGCTTGGTGCCATGCGCACGGATGACCCGCTTCCACGAGCGCACGGCCGTGGTAGTGAGCGATTCGGCGGTTTTGCGCATAATGACCCACCGACTGCCCGGGTAGGCCTGCGCCATCTGGTGGAGCTTGTAGAGTGCGGCGAATGTTTTGCCGGTCTCACTCGGGCCCGAGATGATCCACTCGCGCGCCGTCGTTGACTGGATGACCTCGGCTGCACCACGGAACGTGAGCCCGGGCTTAGATCGCCTACGTCGCTCTAACTCCAGCTTGGCCAGTAGTGCAATCTTACTGGCGTTCGAGCTGACTGATGAGGTTTGCGAGTTCGTCATCACTCATCCCCTGAATCTGTTCAGGCGTCACGCTGACGCTGATTTGCTTGGACGTCTGCACGATGTCGAGGCCGAGAAGCTTCGACCGTCGCTCCATGATTTTGAGCAGTTGCTCGACGGCCTTGAGGTTGCCCGACTTGAAGTCCGTGTACACCGACACCCACATCTCGTCGAGGCGTGCTTGCTCGAGGCTGACCTCATAGGCTCGCATCTCGAGGGATTGCTCAAGGTAGGCGTCGAATACCTTTTTGAGGTCTTTGGCGATGGTCTGGTGACTCGTTCCGAGCTCCTTGGCAATCTCACGGTATGACAGCCCAAGCTTGCGCAGCTCGAACGCTCGGTGTGCTCGTTGGGCGGTCATCGTCGAGCCCTTGGCCGACTGCCGCTGTTTTCGTGTGGCCATCTATCCCTCCCGTTTTAATTCCGTCGAATTCGACGGAATTAGATATTCATCTAACAAGAAATATTTGTTGGTTCAAATACTATTTGCATCTTTGGCCGATATGCCGATATATCCACATGCGCGAATCACATCGTTATCATCATCAATCACGGTCGGCTGCATTGTCGGATTGCGCTTGAGTGTATCAATTAGCATTGATATTTTGATGACGACGTTTTCGCGCGTGTCGCCATTTGGTCGCATCATCAGCTCATCATACTGGACGCCTTGGTTACGCAGCCACTTGACGGTCGCCGCGCGATTGTCTTCCCAGCGACCAGTGAAGATGATCGTTTTTGATACGGACGATTGCTGAAGTTTTCGCACATAGGAAATAACCTCGGGCCGTGGCCTTGCATTCGCAAACGTCGTTCGCCACTCTGCATCAGTCTGCGGCTTGGGTGCGCTTTCATCAATCACGCATAGCGTCCCATCGATGTCGCAAAACAAAATTATATCCATCGTCAACGCTCCAATACTGTCATCAGTTTGAATATACATCCCGTGGACGCATCCCTGTATGCTGTCGTCGTGCCCGATCGCCCATGAGCTCCTGATACGTGACAGCCTCCCGCTTGATACGGTGCGCTACATCAGGGAATCCATTCGCCATACACCAATCCACCACCTCACTCCGTAAATACGCATAGCGAGTGTGCGGCCGTGGGAATCGGTGCAACCGTCGGTAGTGATACGTCATCCCTCGTGTGATGTACTGCTCTATCTCGATACTCTGGATATACACACTCTCCCACGCCTCACGGATGTCCTGTAGCCAATCGCACTTGATGCCTTTGGGGATGGTTTCGCCGTAGGTGTAGTAGTGTCGATACACATCGGGGAGGTAGTAATACGATTCATGGGCGAGGTCACGCCGAAGGCCGACATATAGCGGCTTGGGGAGAGGGCCCCGTCGTCGTTGGCCGTGAAAGCTTTGAGCGCCAATCCACGGGTCAATCGCTTGCATCTCGCCTTGCGCTATCCAGCGTGGGCGCACGGCATCGTAAAGCTTGCCCATGCGGTGATTCATGGGCGCGCGGTCGAATCGTAGGATGTGGCCACGCTCAAGCCACGCCAGCACGGCATCCATGTCAAACGCCCGCCATGCATCCTTCAGACCATAGCGCATCGGCAGACTGGGAAGTGGGTCATCATCGCGTTGCATCATGGATTGAATCATACGGAGAGAGCACCCGAGTTCTTCGGCGAGCTCATCAATCGTAGTGTGCATGTCACGCACATCAATGACAATGCCAAGGCGCTTGGCCATCATACGCACGGCAGTGGGGGTTTTGCGGAGTTTTTTGGCGATGCGGGCAAAGCTGATAGTGTAGGCGTACTTTTTGAGGTAGTCTACCTCGTGACGTTTCCATGTCCGCCACACGGTGAGGCTATATGCATCACGGTATTTACGCACGCTTGATTCACTTATACCGAGGATGCGTGCGGCAATTTTAGTGTTATTGCCGTCGAGTGCCCGTTCTAATGCGTCCTTGTCGATGTCCAGCTTGGGCATGATCGTCATCACCCCTTTCTGTGCGCCGCTTCCATGTCAGGTAGTCGGCCGCTTCTCGAATATCCCTGATAAATGTATGACCCTTGCGTGGGTCGATGACGAGCGCACCCGCTCCTGAGTGCTGACTCGGTGGCAATCCTAATTGCCGTGCATACGTATCATACCGCTTATACGTCCCCGTGAGTAGTGCGAGTCTATCACGCTCTCGTACGGTGAACTGCCGTGCGAGTGTAGCGATATGTGTGTGACCACCAACGTACACATCGGCGTCAATGTCCCGTGCGGCTCGTTCCATACCGTGCGTGGGATTCAGGATGGATTGCCCACGCCACTTATGACGCACGCACACACGGAGCTGATGCTCACCTGATGAGACGGTGAAAAGAATTTGCTGTGGGTCGTAGAAGATAGCTGGATCAACGAGGTTTTGCAGGAAGTCGATACCCCCGAGGGTATGTGTCCAATTGTCGTGATTACCTGCCACCACGATGATAAGCTTATCACCGAGGATGGATAGCCATCGTCGTAGGAGTGCCCACTCATCATCAAAGTCTACTGCCTGACCACGCTGGAGCCCTGCCATTTTGGGGATAATCCAATTGTCGATACCGTCGCCATGGAATACCGCATACATCCCTGGGGTGTCTCGTATCACCTCTGCATCAAGGCGCGCCTGTCGGTAGTCGGTGTGTGGGCTGCCAAAGTGCAAGTCACTCAGGAACGCAAGGCTGTACGGTTCGGCAGGGAGCTCAACCTCATGGTGTGGCATGATGATGGACTTGCCCTCGAGGCGACTCCATACATCATCGATGCGCCGAATGCCTTGGGAAACATGCTCGGCATATGCGATGGCCTCATCCTCGGTGTCGAAGCTCATCCAGCGACGAATCCCCGCATCATCGTGCGCCTTGATGCGCCAGCGGTTGCCATGGCGGTAGACTTTCATGATTTCCCCTTTAGAGTTTGGGGAGGGTGATACCTGTCTGTCCCTGATACTTGCCCGCGCGGTCGGCATATGACGTGACAGGATCATCCCCCACATGGAATAGACACTGTGCGATGCCCTCATGTGCGTAGATGGTAATCGGGCATGCGGTCGAGTTATAAATCTCGATGGTGACGTGACCCTCCCACCCGGGCTCGAGTGGTGTGACGTTGACGAACAGGCCACAGCGTGCGTAGGTCGATTTACCGATGACATGCACGATGCAGTCGCGTGGGATACGAAAGTACTCGACACTGCGACAGAGGAGAAACGCATGCGGCCCGAGATTAATTGATGGCGACTTTTGCGTGACCATCATGCCGTCCAGCCCGCCACGCTTGACATCAATCACCGGCCGAGTGATACCGCGCGAGAAGTGCGGCAGGTACATCCACTCATCTGCCACACGCATATCGTAGCCAAAGCTGGACACACCGTAGCTCACCACACGTTTGCCATCAGGCGTCGTGCGCACCTGCGATGCCTCGAACGGCTCAATCATGCCGTGCTTGGTGGCTTGCTCAATAATCCATACGTCATTCTGAATCATGATCCAATTTCCTTTTTGTGTGTTTCGATTGTCGGTACCATCTGGATATACCATGCAGCGTAGGTGTCGCCATCGCCCGCACTCGTGCGGATGTCCGACCACCCCACGAACCACCCCTTGGCCGGAAGCGTGCGTAGCCAGTCGGTCAACTGCGTTGGGTGGACGTTGGCATAGTACTCGCCCGGCTTGAGTGTGGGCGCACCATCGGCGCTATGTGTTTGGCGCGTTGGCCCTGCGCACGTGATGACCATCAGGCATCCATGCGGGTGAGCGTGGTTGAGCATGGCGTCGAGGAGAGGAGCGGGTGGGGTGTGCTCGAGGACTTCGGTAGAGACGATGAGCGGGTAGACGCCAATCCCTGCACGCTTGGCCGCCTCATGGTCACGGATATCGACCACCACGTCAACGCATGACCCGGGCACGATGTCCACGCCTGTATAGGGTGTATAACTGCCAAACACGTCACGCGCCGACCCATTGATATTGATGCTCCCCACCTCGAGCGTTGGGCCTTTGAGGAAGTGCTGATAGCGTTGGTAGACAATTTTGAGCCAACTCATTGCGGTGTCATGCACGGCGCATTCTCCACTGCACACCATCAAGTACCCAATTAAAGCGATCGACGATAGCTTGACCCGGGCATGACGTATCAGGTACGCACTCACGGTGATAGAGCAGCGTTTGGCGGTTGGGCGTGATACCCTTCCAGCTCATCAGCTCATGCACGGCACCGACGACGAGTGAGGTCGTGGCATCGCTCCATGGCTGATTTGAGTAATTGCCGACTACCTCAATCCCCCACGTAGTGGAATTGCACTCGCGCGCATGGACGCCGACCAGATTGAGTGGCGTAAGCTGGAAGATGCCATCGTTGGCGGGATTGGGCGACCCTGCACAGATGAAGAGGTGCGGGCCAGCTGACCATTTATGGTGGAAGCGATAGAATCGGGCGAGTGACTCAATCGACTCGAGTCCCTTCCATGTGGATGGGACAGGCGATGCCGTGTGGTGCAGGACAATCCCCTGTGCCCATGGCACGACGTTGGGGTTGTGCTTGCGGAGATGCGCACGGAACGCCTCGACGGTACGCCACTGCATCGGTGCGTATGCGAAATCAGGTACGGTCATGCTAGGCTCGTTTCTGTAGCTCGGTGACACCGACGGCTGCACCTGCGGCAAGGATGCCTGCAAGCACGCTGGTGGCGAGCGTTTGGCTGTTGATAGGCACACCTGCCGAGAGATCGAGCAGGACGGCCGTGATAATGCCGAACACGGTTGAGGTGAATGGTGGTACCCATGGCTTGAGAGTGGGGTTTGCCATCTTGGTCATATCAACGAGCACTTTTACAATGGTCACAATGGCGAGTGTTTTGGTCGTGATATCCATGGTCATCTCCTACATGAAATAGCGGAGAACGATTTGGAGGACTGCCAGTCCACCAATACCCATCCAGATATTGCGCTCGACTGCGCGGAGACGATCCTCGTGATTATCGATGCGTACTCTCAGGTCAAGGACGATATCGTCAACGCGCGAGGTGAGATGCTTGAGTGTTTCGTGCATTCGGATGACCGTATCGCGGAGGTCGCGAAACTCTGAGCTATCTGGATTCATGGCATGGGCACTCCACTAAAAAAACCTGTCCTGCCTCTATCGTACACAATATGCACGATTCTGCATAGTATGGTACAATGAGATTGTTCTCCTAGTTCTATAGGTAACAGCGTACACGAATCCCCCAGCGTACTGTGACACGGCGCGAGGGGGATTCGTGTATCTGGTATACTATGTATGAGCGAAGTGTGATTCGTGCAGAGTCTATGGAGATGTCGTAAAACCTCGACGGTGCGTGAGAGTAGGATTGGCTCCTGATGGTAACGCACTTCATACTGCATAGTAGAACGCTCTGACTTTGCCAGCTAAACGGTAACGCACGTATGCCATCACACAGCCCTTGGGGATGTCGTGCACATAGAGAAACCCCCGACCGATTGGCCGGGGGTTCTGTGTGTCTGGATTAGTGGAGCGGGTTTTGCGTTTCCCATTCGGTGAGGTAGTAGTCGAGCTGGTCCATCGTGAGCGGGCAGGTCTTCCATTCGTCTCTGATAGCGGCGATTGTGTCTCCTGCCGTGGCCGTGCGGACATCGAAGTGGCAGTCGTGGATGTGAGTAATCACCTCGAACACTTTCTCACGCAAAGCGATCTCCTGCTGGACTTGATACGTCATTACCGCACCTCCTTGACCCACTCGATGTCGGGGCGGCGTACTTTGACCGCGCGGTTGCCGAGAAGCTTGGCGACGGCTGCACGAGCATCTGCGAAGCCCTTTGCGGGCGTTGGGAGATCAACCCCGCTGATGTAGCGAGCGATGGTCAAGCCGTCCATGACCACGTCGCCAATCCAGTAGCGACCACCATCGCTCTTGGAGACGCGGAACTCGAGGGTGTCGAAGCCCGCTTGGCGAACACTCCCAACCCACTTATCGGGGTTGAGTGAGCGGAGCTCACAGGACAAGCTAATCAGGTATTGCAGGGCGTAGAATCGGCCGATGGCTGGGGTTTTAGTCTTCATGGCGGTACTCCTCTTCAGTACAATCGACTCATCAGCGCTGGTCTCACCAGCGGACAGAGTGAGTGGTGAGCTCACCCCGTTTCGTCGTGATTACGCGCGATCGGCGACGGCTGCGAACATATCGCGAATCCAGCGGTACTCTGCGATGTCGCCGTAGACCTCTGGCTCCTCGGCGAGGTCGGCGGTCATCTCGTTGGCATTAGCGCGCATTTGCTGGCCATCCATGATTCCGAGATTCACGCCAATCCAGTAGTTGACCACGTCGATGATCATCGCATCGGTCACTGCCTCGCCGTACTCGTTGGTGCAGTCCTCGTGGAGGCTGTCGCGGACGGTCTGAGCGACTTCGCTAGCAGTGTTCCAGCTCACAGCGGTGACGCTCTGGTGAATCTCGTCAATCATGGTCATCATGGCGGCTGGGGTGATTGTCATTGGCTTGCTCATATCGGCGCTCCTCTTCAGCATCGGGAGGTTACTCGTCGAACCTCATGACACTAGTATAATATACTATAATACACTTGTCAAGAGAATTTATTGACCAATTTCGGATGAGTTTTTGAGCCGTCGAAACCATGCATGAATCCGCTCTTGAGTCGCATATCCCGCTCGCGCCCACGCATCCGCTGTGGGGAATGCGATAGCGTCGCGGTCAATGACGCGCCCATCGATGAGATACTCTATCTCGACTTCCTGCCAATCGGTGCGGTATACATCGGCCTTGTAGTCGGATTGGGTATCTGGCACACGTGCGATGAACGTACGATCGCCGAATGGTGCCTGTGGTCTAGCTTTCTGTGGTTGGCGTTTGGGCATGTTGGGTATCTCCATATATCGTGCGTGCGTACTGATAAATCTCTTGGATGTGTGGCGTGAGGTAATGCCACTTGTAGTGCACTGGATATATCACCGTACCGCCACTTGGGTGTGGCTCTTCAATCATGGCTTCCCACATGCCATCGATTGTATATATTGGTGCGCCTCGCCTCCATGATGCGCACAATGCGATGACCATAGAGGCTGCCGCCTCTTCAATGAGTGTACTAGATGACGTGGTAATCATGCGCGAACCTTACGTGAGTGCACAATGCGGCGCGCCTTTCGCTTGCGCTTGCCTAGGCGTAGCAGGTACACGAGGCTTGAATGTTTTAGTCCATCGAATAGGATATAGTCATCAGGGATGCTCGCAAAAAATACCGAGTATGCTCTGATAGATTCATCCCGCATCTTCTGTAAATCGTCTAAAAGTCTACTAATTGTATCGCTGTCTGGCCTGCCGCTGTCATGATTCATACACACTAGCTCCCCTCGATATACACACTAGCTCCCCTCGATATCCTCTTTGCGCGTGATGATGTAGTTCGGGTCATCAATACGAATCCACTTTTGACTCGACTCAGTCAGGGCCTTCCACGATGTACCATAGTGTCCACTGCAGATGCGATCAATCACCACGGCATACTCGCGAATCTCACGCTGTGCATCTGGCGCCGTGCGAAGCTTGCAGAAGTGATGCAGCGCTTGCTCTGATGCCGTCCATGTGAAGCGCGTGTAGAACGACATCGGCAGGACTGCCCGCGCTTGTTCTTTAGCTACGCCATCGCTAACCATGAGCTGATAGAGTACTACATTCTCGTCCATCAATCGCTCCATCTCGGCAACCCAGTGCGCAGACCGCTCATGCGCATCGCCAGATGACCCAAGCTTACTGATGCGTGCCTTTTGGTAGAGCGTTGGTGGTATGTAGATTTTGTCGTACTCGATATAGCGACCAGATATTTCATTCCAGCCCGTGTCCTTGAATGTGTACTCGCCACCAATGATGTGTTTATACCATTGGCGCGCAACGAACTCGGGGCACTGTACCGTCAGGCTAATGGGCGAGTGACGAAATGGGCTTGTGTGCTGCTCATCGGCAAGCTTCGTGATGAGGCCCTGCGCTGGTCGCTCTGAGTGCTCGTTGCCGTAGCTTGTGCGTGCGGCGCGTGCGACCGTGAGTGATGCATCGCGCTCCATACGATTCTCGAACACGATAAATCCGTGCTGTCCGTCAACGTCGAACCTGTCATCAAGATTTAGTGGCATGGTTTTTCCTTTCATAATCTGCCATCATCTCCCGCCATGATATCGGCACTTCTCGAAACGCACGTGCGAGATCGTGCTTGCCGTGCGCCTGAAGTGCTGTACATACATCGATGCGCTTTGCGTAGAACTTGTTTGTCGTAGTGAGGTGTGGCGCCACTTTCCTGCTAAAGAGTCCAGCGCCAACATGCGCAATCACATCGGCCTTGAGAATGAACTCCGTATCCCACGCCGCCTTGATGGCGAGAAAGCGTGGCGATGACCATGGCACGATGCGATTGCCATATCGATATGCATACTCGAAAATCTCATCCTTCAGGTAGATGTGCTGGTTAATCGGTTTGATAGTGACAAGCCGAAGCTGATGCCCATCACCCCGAAGCGCTTCCCCGATTGGCTGACACTCACGATACACATCGGCACTGCTGATAGTCCTCGCTTCCCACTCATCATACATGCGCCATAGCTCACGCGCAATCTTGGCGCGATCGAAGGCTAAAATATGGCCAGCCTTGAGCCACTCACGGAACTCGAATTCGTCTATCTGGATATATCGACCCTTGCGGACAATTGGGATAGGGAATGCCGCATCTTCGGCGTAGCGCTTGACCAGATTCACTACGGGTATGCCGAGCATAAGCGCCACCTCATCCCGTCGCAAGAGATGGCGCTCGGGCTCGTAGGTCGCACCGATGCGATGCGCGCGGTGGAATATACTTGCCTCACTGCGCTTGAGCTTGCGTGCGATAGCCTTGGGCGACTTGGTATGGTAGTACTTGATGATGTACTCATCCTCCTCGATGCGCCATTGTCGCCGACGGTAGGCGCGACGCTTGGCCGATGCGGATGATGCTACGGATGTGTCAATCGCTGGTGGCGTCAACCCAAGGCGCTTGATGTGGCGGTACAGTGTCGTTTTGCCGATACCGATTTCATCAGCAATTTGCGGGAGCGGTTTTTTGTGCCACTTGGATGTGACGATGTCGAGATACTCATCACGCCATACGATTCTCATATCCAATCCCACCAACCAATGTCGTGACGACTTATTGCCTGTATATAGATACGATTTTCGTTATATCCGCCTTCTATCAGATACCTACGCACAAAATTCATTTCATCAAATGCACGAGTCAGGGTTGCACTAAATTGCCAAAGGTCATTCCTTGTCAGTCGAAGCGACCGACGATCGTGTGAAATCCTGCACGTGTAACCGAATTTATCTGCATATTGATATATCTCACTAAATGACTCGAGGCCCTTGATATCGTGTAATGATATTTCATGTAGCTGCATAATTGACTCGCTTCAAGATATCGAACGTCTCAATGATGTGTGGATAGCACACATAAAACTTGAATCGACTTGGGATAACCTCGGCGATCCAGTCATCGATGCTTGTGCCGTGCTCTTGGCTCATGGCGAACCAGTCGCAGCACATCTCAGCGATATCGACATCCGTCATATCATCAGGCGTTCTATGATACTCGGGGTGGTGTGGATTGTAGAGCACATGATGCTGGATAGCCATATCGATAGCGCGCTGGAGACTCTCATCGGCCATGAATGCCGTTACACGCATGTCCTGCTCACCCTGTGCTCGCCACGTCGTGCGGCAGTAGCGCCATACGTACGGTGTATACTCTGGCTCACGTTTCTTGCTCCAATCGTGGATATCGTGGCGTTGCATAATTTCAGCAGCAAGGTCTTCATGGCGTAGCGTGTAGTAGTGATGCGAGAGAAGCTTCATGTTCGCCTGCACGCGCTTCACGTGCTCCGAATGTATCGTGTGGAAATTCGCTTCCATTTCCCCCCAAAGCTGCGGCATGTATACCGGCACATGGCGCCAGTTGCTGCAAATTCGTTCAGTCATGATGATCCATTCTCCTCTTCTACTTTTACATGTTCTGACTTTGATATACATGCAGCCAAGCCTCCAATGGCGGCATCTAATCGATATGCCATCTCTTTGGCCAACCGCTCGATTTGAGCGCGAGTTGGCTTGCGCTTAAACACTTTCTCATCAATGAAAAAGTGTTCACCATCATCACGCTTTAGCCATACTCCATACTGGTAGCCGTTGCGCGTGTCCTCAAGCTCAACCGTGAGTGTATACATGACGAACGTCGTGGTGTGCTTTGTAATCACAACTCATGCACTCCATTCTTCACCGACTCCGCATCTGGCAGCGTCTTGACGAGTGCGGTCAAGGTTTCCTGTAGGCTGCTTACGAGCATTGCGGTTGCGCGCTGAAGGTCTTCACGGTCATGCGCACGGCTAAAGGTGATTTGCCCGATGCAGCATGGCTCGCCATTGAATGCTGCATCGAGCAGGACATCATAGAAGTGATAGCCACCTCGTACACTGTCAAGCACGATGGAGAGGCGATACCCGTCAATGCGCTTCGTGGTGATAACGTCACTCATCGCACCACCTCGCCCTTGCGTCGCCGTGTGCCGCTGCGAATGCATGGCGGAGTGATGCCGCGTTGCTTCATCCATTTGTAAATCATCACGTCGCGGATGTTGTGCAGCACGGCGACCTTAATCACTGGCATCGTCTCGGTCATCTGCAATATCTGCTGAATGAACTCTTCGGTGTACGTTCTCTTCATCGCACCACCTCATCGAACAATGTTACCTGCTGCATGGTCTTTGGCTTGTATGTCATGAACGTAATAAGGTTCGAAAGATGCGTCATGAAGAGCGCTGGATTATCTTGATATGGCAAACCATCATCTGACATCTCGCACCATGCACCATCGAGATGCAAAAACTTTGTCGTCGTTTTACCGTAGTCCGCAAGGCGATACGCCGTACCTCGAATGTCGCCCTCTATGATGATCGGCTCTTTGCGCTTTTTCATCGCACCACCTCGCCCCAGCAGTGTTCACTCGCTGACCAGTGCCATGCACCACGGCCATCGTCCCACAGATACTCAAACATGGCGTACTGAATCGCGGGCGGTGCGACCTGCGGTGATGGGTAGCGGTGCAGGAACTCCATTGGCTCCATGCCGAGCGATGCGGCGAACGGTCGAATCACCCAGAAATCATCGGTCGACCACACCCAATAATCGTTAATTTGCCATGCACCGCCGTCGGTCGAGCCGTCGCTGTTGTCGTTGGTGATTGTCCATGATCCGGTGCCGAGTGTCTTGGTATCACCTGATTCGCACATGGCCACGGCAACGGCTTCCGGCGTCACTTGGATGCACTTGCCTTGGAGGCAGAGCCAGACTAATACGGTTTCAAGCATGATAATCTCCTAAAACATCTCACACTGCACAGCCTCGGGCTCTCGCAAATCAATCACGAGTGGCTTGAGTTGTCCCGGATACGTGCATGGTTGCAGATATGTCGCTTTTTTGTCGAGGCGCCATGCGACGTGATGGCTGATACCTTTCTTCTCACACGTGCCATCTGGATACATGATGCACGCGTACGTGCTGTATGCACCATTCGGCTTCTCGAACGTGACATCCACCCATCGCAGGTCGGTGCGATACACTAGCCACACGTGTAGGAGCCACTTCGGTGCAGGGCCACGATCAATTGCCCAAAGCGGAATCTCATCAGGCCAGCGTTGGATGTTGAGTGTAGATAGGTCGAGCATCACTTCCCACCTTGGCGCATCATCCCGCCCACAATGAGCAGGATGAACAGCATACCCAAGTACGACCACTGGTTGACAGCAATTGTGCCCGGCATAATCGCATCGAGTGCGATGAGGATGAGTAGCGGGATGGCAAGCATCCACGCTACTACAATCATAATGATAATGATGAGTACAGATGCTCTCATGGTAGCAAATCCAATTCACGCATCACTTCTGCAATGGGCTGTTGAATGTCATAGGGTTGAAGTTTCAGAAAGCTATTCAAAACCAATTGCTCAGAATTCCATATCCCGATATCAAACTCAAAGCATTCGCCCGCGCGGTTCTTCATGTCGATGACCACATTGCGCATAGCACCATGGACACCGTTGCGATATACACGTCCATATACCCAGTGGTTGTCTTTTGCGTATAATGTCTGTGATGCTGGACGATAATCAAACGAAAAATACTCAATCGTCAGATTTTTTGGCAATGCACGTTGTAATTGCCAATTCAAATCATATCGAAGATTCATCACTTCGCCCCCATCTCTGCAGCCGTCGCCATGACC